GTGATGGAGATGGCTTTTCCTATCCGGTAACAGACCATGATGCCACGAGGAAAAAAGCGACAGCCGCAGAGAAAAAACGGATGGCAGGAACCATTATGGAATCTGGTAAATAGAAAATCCGGTACATGCGAATTCAGGCGATCATCCCGGATGGTAACCTGTCAAAGAGGCTTTTGAGACATTTGAAATACCGATAATAAAAAAAACGAGATCAGGTATTTTGGCGGATGGCGGCAGGATTGCCGCCTCCGGCCCTTCCGAGTTTGTACGCGTCCTGCGTGAGGGCAGCTGGTTTGACAGCGGGTGCACCGACGGGGAGTACATGGTGAATTTCTCCGGGCGGTACAGGGAACTGCACGGGGTGACGGTGAGGACCGACACCCCGGAGCATTTCATGGACGACCTGAAAAAGTACGGTTACATCAAGGGCTGAACAGTCCGTTCCTTTATTATTACACTCCCTGCCGGTTTGGGGTCGCTTCACTTCCGGTGGGGATTTTTCTTTTTTCATCGCCGTGACGCACCCGTCCTTCAGGTTTTCCAAAGGGGGTCGTGAAAACCGACCGGCTACGGAGTATTTTTCCTTCCCATATGACAAAAACCGACTATCCATGACTATTCCTGCCAGTGTACCGGTCGCACTTGCCTCTCATGGTTTCTTCCCTTATATTCGCACTGACATTTAAACAAGTTGAAAAATATGGAAATATGCTACATCGAGGCCGGTGTCCTTGAGAGGATGCTGGCACGCGCCGAGAACCTGTCCGCACATGTGGACAGACTGTATGAGAGAAACCGCTGTAAGGAACCCGGAGAGTGACTGGACGGCCAGGATGTCTGCCTGCGCCTTGACATCTCGCCACGTACCCTGCAGACACTCCGCGATACCGGACGGCTGGCGTTCACCCGCCTCCAGCGCAAGTTCTATTACAAGCCAGAGGATGTGGAGAAGCTGATGGCCTACGTCGGCATCAGACGCAAGGAGAAGGCAATGAGAGAAGGAAGGAAGAACGGAAACCTTTAAAGAGCGGAAGAGATGGAAGGCATTATCGACAAGGAGAACGAACGTGTCCGCAGGTTCTTTGCCCTGCTGGACAACATGGAGAAAAAAGTGGAGCATCTTGCCCGTGACAACCCTCCTCCCTTCAACGGGGAACGGTTCCTGACTGACAGAGAGCTTTCCGGAACGTTGAGGATCAGCCGCAGGTGCCTGCAGGATTACAGGGACCAAGGGCGGATTCCCTATATCCAGCTTGGCGGGAAGATCCTGTACAGGCAGTCGGACATCGAGAAGCTGTTGGAGGAGAACTATCACGCAGCATTGGTATAATATCGTATTCAAGTTTAAGGATTGCCGCCGGAATCGTAAATACAATTCCGGCGGCATTTTTTTATTTAGCCTGCGGCTTCCTTGCCGGCCGCAGGCTTTCTTCTTTCCATCAGCCGGTCCATGTCCGAGGATATCTTCCGGTCGGTGACCTGGGCGTAGACCTGCGTGCTGTCGATATTCGTATGGCCCATTATCCTGGCGATGCTCTCTATCGGAATGCCCGCGGTCAGTGTCAGGGTCCCGAACGAATGCCGGGCCATGTGGTAGGACAGGTTCTCTTTCATGCCTAATGCCACGCCCATTCCATGTACCTCGTACCAGAGGACATCGCGGACCGGCAGCGGGAATACCGGCCTGTCGTCATCCGTGGTGTTGTAAAGATCCAGTATCTGTCCGGCTATGGGATGCAGCGGGATGAACGCCTCCACGTCCGTTTTGGCGCGGCGGATGCGGATATACCTTCTTCCTTCCGAGGTCGTTCCGATGTGACGGGGATGGAGAGCCCTCGTATCCGCGTAGGCCAGACCGGTCAGCGAGGAGAAGATGAACGTCCTGCGTGCCAGCTCCATCATCGGGTCGGGCAGCGGGGTTTCCATCATCCGCTTCAGTTCACTGCGGCTGATATGCCTTAGTTTAGGTGTTTCTTTCCTCTCGTATGCCACGTCCTCTATCGGATTGGCTCTTAGTATTTCCCGGTCCACGGCGATGTAGATGAGCCGGTTGAGCCAGCACAGGCAGTGGTTCACGTGTCCGTTCCTGTGTCCCAGCTCCTTCTTGAGAAAGACCTTGAACGATTCGGCGAACTCCTCGGTGATGTCCGAAAAGGCGATGTCCTTCATCCCGCGGGATTCGATGAACTGCCTGAGGTTGAGCTGGGTGGTCTTCGACTGGCGGTAGGTGGAAGTGGAGTTGATCTCCTTGGAGCGGACCCTGAGCCGTTCGCGTTCCACCTCTCCGGCCTGCAGGAGGTATTCCGGTACGGAATTGGCGCCTGACACGGTGGTCTTGAGCAGTTCGGCCGTGACCACTCCCTGGTTCCTCAGCAGGTTCCCGTACGCCTCTTCCAACCGGCTGCGGAAGGCGGCAAGGCGGTTGTTCTCCCTGGCTGTTTTGATTTCACACTTCTTGCTGTCCCAGTCCCCGGGTTTGCAATAGACGCCTGTCGTGACTGCCGATTTCTTTCCGTCGATGCTGATCCGGCAGAGGACGGCGGTCGTGCCGTCCGATTTCACCTTGTTACGGTTGATGTAGAATAAGAGCTTGAATGTACTGCGCATGATAATGATTGTTTAGGGATTAAAGGATAAGTTTCAAATCGCGGGTTGCCTCGACGAACCTGTCCATGTCCTCGAACAGCTTCTTCGGGGTTACGCGCGCGTATATCTGGGTGGTCTTTATGTTGGAGTGTCCCAGCATTTTGCAGATGGTCTCTATCGGCACTCCCTCCTCGAGCGTGACCAGCGAGGCGAAAGAATGCCGTCCCATGTGGTAGACAAGGTCCTGGCTCAGCCCTGCCATCAGGCGCAGGGATTTCATATTGGCCCTGAGCGTGTGGTAGTCCTGCGGCGGGAAAAGAGTCTCGCGGGTATCGTCCCGGTATTTCTCAATCAACGCGACGGCTTCCGGAAGCAGCTTGACACGTCCGAGGTAGTCGGTTTTCTTTCGCTGGTATTTCAGCCAGAGGCTGCCCTCGTCATCCCGGAAGAGGTTCTTCCGGGTGATGCTTACCGCATCGGCATAGGCGGTGCCGGTGTAACAGGCGAAGAGGAAGAGGTCCCGGGTGATGACATGTGACCTGCGTTTTTCCGGTATCTCCAGATCACGCAGCTTCTCGAAATTCTCACGGCTGAGTGCTTTCGGTGTTGTCTCCTTCTGCTTGGGCAGCTTGAAGTGGCAGAAATGGTATTTCTCCGAGTGCCCCTCCTTGTAGGCGATGCGGCAGATCTTTTTCAAGATAGACAGGTAATGGCGCACCGTCTCCATCGCCAGTCTCTTCTTTTCCAGGCAGAAATCCTGATAGTCACGGATGAACTGCTCGTTGAGCTGTCCGAAGGCGAGGTCCGAGACCTTGAATTCCGTTTTGATGAATTCGGCAAGAGTGCGCCGGGTGTACACGTAGGTCGACATTGTCGTCGGCGCACGGTCCACGCCGACACGGGTCTTCATCTCCTCGTTGTGCCGGTCGAGAAGTTTGAGCAGGGTCATCTGCATGCCCGCGTTACCCTGGAACATGTCCCTGACCGCGGCGGCATCGAAATCCTTTTTCCTTTCCATGAGGGAATTGAAGGCCGAGTGTACGGCAAGCAGCAGCCTCTCTATCTTTTCATTGGTCTCCACCGCTTCCCGGCTCTTGCCATTCAATCGGCTCTCACGCGCGTTCCATAGCCCGGGGGTACAGGAGAGCTTGCAGCTGAACTGCACCATCGTGCGGTTGAGGGTGATCCGTCCCATGATCGGGGCCTTGCCGGTCTTGTCCGGCTCGCTCTTTTTCAGGTAGAGCAGCACCTTGAATTTTTCCACTTTCATAACGCTCTTTTTTAGGTTGTAAAAATACTCCTTTGAAAAGCGTCCTTTGGCATGCAAAACATTGATAAACAGTGAATACAAATCCGCTTTGTTCCTATCGGTAAAAATTCGGTTACCTGCCGTTGTTTCCGAAACAGGCGGCTAACAGTCTGGTAACTGAAACGTCGCAATATTTTGTTGTCTTTTGCAGGTATGTCTGTTCTGCAATTCTTGCAAAATGCTTAATTATAAACGTTTTACGTTTAATTCTCGTCATTCTGTTTTTTATTGCATTTCTAAATATTACTTACACCAGCAGACACACCTGGGCCACAATGGCTTACCATTGCGAGATACACCCCGGAATCATATCGGAAGCCATGGGACACTCCTCCATCACGGTGACGGAAACCTATCTGAAGCCTTTCAGCAACAGAAAGATTGACGAGGCGAATCAAAGGGTAATTTCTTTTGTAAGAAGCGGAGCGTGTACAGTATAAAAGACGTTACTTCTTTTGATAGGATAGAATAGATTTGTCGCATATTTTCCGGAATCTTCAAACAGAGTTTTGAGGAACGGAATGGTACTGTCTTTACGGAGCTCCAATCGGTGCTATCAATGGACTGTCATTCAACCTTTTGAACTGAAAAATACATACTTTTATTCTTTGAGAGCCTCATTTCATCCCTTTCCCACTGTCATCTTTCTGGACTTCCAATCCTCTTTCCAATATCCCAACGGACTGTTTTTTACTATTCCAAACAAAACCGGTCTATTTTCTCCTTATTCCCTGATTATTAACGGGATTAACAAGATTTCATTACCTGCGAAGTAACGGAATACTTAGTAACAAAAGAAGTATGCGAAAGGGATTCAAAATGAGAGATTATTCACTTTTTATTTTTTTAAATTTATAAATTTAAAGTTTTCAATTATGAACAAGAAGTTTTTAAGTGTAATCCTGTTCAGTGCCTTAATGGTTGGTACTGCAGGTACATTTGTTTCTTGTAAGGATTATGATGATGACATCGAAAACTTACAGAAGCAAATTGATGAAAACGCTAAGGCTATAGATCAGATTAATAAGCTGATTTCAGACGGTAGCGTAATAACAGGGGTAGTCAAGGGAGCAAATGGCATCACTATTACTCTTAGCAATGGTAATTCTTATGAAATTACCAATGGCTCAAATGGCACAAATGCTGCAGTATGGAGCATCGGAGAGGATGGCTATTGGTATAAAGATGACGTAAAACAGGCTTATAAAGCCGTTGGCGAAAAAGGTGGTGATGGTTGCTACTATAAGCCTAATGAAACAACTGGGAACTTTGACATCTACAATGCTGATGGTACCTTAAAGGAATCTACCAATATCTCTTGGAAAGGTACGGGCATTACTGCTGTAGAGGATGGCAATGATGTGATTCTATAC